ACTGGTCCAGAAATCGACAGAATGACCAGGACCATTTTTGAAGACTATGAAGTGCGTTTGAGTCATCCATTCTAGATTTTGAATTGATTCATTGGATATAAATAAAAAACAAACAATATAGATGTCAATTCGTCTAATAGATGGAGTATTTTTGTGTGTTTGTATTTCCTTTTTATTTTTGAAGATGCATTGTGTTTATCAAATACTTATAGCGTGAATTACATATTTTGTTTTTTAATATAATTGAATGCAATGCATAATTATATTAAAATAATTAAAATAAAATCAAAATTGTAATGATTGTAACACGCACAAACAGTGTTTAATTGCTGTAAGCAAGACCACCCATACCACTCATTACACGGAGAACGTTGTAGTTGGTGGCATAGACACGAACTTTGGCAGTTTTGGTTCCCTCAACGGTGGCGTTGGAAAGAACAAGCTGAAGAGTTGCATTGTCAATGCGGGAGAAGTTACAACTGCCGGAGGGCTGGTGCTCTTCGGGTCTCAACGCAAATGAATACACGTTGATACCGGTGTCGGGAGTGCGGGTGTGGTGCTGGTAGGGCTGAACGAGGTCAAAGTAAGTTCCTTCACGCTCAGAGAAGCGATCCTGACCGTTGAGCTGGAGTTTGGCAGTCACGACGGGGTTCTGACCCCAGCAATGCAGGGGAAGAGAGGTCTCAGACATAACAAAGGTACCGGCATCCGACACACCGGAGTTGCCGTAAACGTGGTTCGGGCGGCCGGGAATGTTGCTGTAGGGGGGGATTTGTTGACCAAAGTTGGCTTCGTTGTAAATACCGCCATGAGGAGCGTCCCACCACTGGTCAGCAAGAGGAGGCACAGTTTCATCAACAGCACCGGCATCGTAGAAGAGACCGGAAGCATCAATGTATTGTTCAACGGCATCAGGACCTCCGAATGCGTGAATGGCATTGGGAAGGGCATCAACTGCGTCAGTGTAGTTGAAGGGCTGAGCGCCGAGAAGACGGTAGAGAAGCTGATTGCAGTCGAGGGATGAACAGTAGTCAACGTTCTGATCTGGCTGAACGACCCAAATGAGTTCTTTCACGGGGTGATTAAAGTTGAGTTTAATCTTGTTGGAAGAGGAACCAACGGATTCATCACCAGTGAACTGCAGCTGTTCAATGAGGTACTCGTGGGGGTTCTGAGCCATGCGCCTGCGCTCATCAGTGTCCAAAAACACGTAGTCGACGTACAAGGATGCGGCAACGAGGGACTGGTTATAAGCGGCAGTAACACGACCACCATTAACATCGCAATTGGTGGTGTTCAAAGAGCCAACAGCCCACAGACACTCGTCAATGGGGCGAATATCGAGGTTAATCTTGACTTCGTGGTATTGAAGAGCGATAAGGGGAAGGGCAAGACCGGGATTGCGGCAGTACCAGAACTGAAATGGCACATAGAGAGTGGTTTCAGGGAGGGCATTGCGGGGAGCGCAAACTTGACGAGGAGCGTTGCTCTGGCAAGGACCGTCAACATCATTGAATGAAGGGTCGGTAATAAATGTTAGTTCGGTGGTGTTTCCAACCATTCCGTAGTAACCAGGTGTCTGGTCAACGGGTAAAGTGAGGTTATTCCAGATGTGCATCCAGTCACCGTACTGGCGGTCAATGCGCTGACCACCGATTTCAACTTCAACCTGAGAAATGAGCTGTTCACCGGGAAAATCGAGCCAACGGGCATAAACACCGTTAACGCCGGTGGAAGTAGTGTTCCTCATACTCTGGTTAATTTCAGGAAGAGTGACCTGAAGGTAAGTGCGGTATGCAAGATCGCCGTTGCGGCTAATAGTGCAAGTCACGCGACGACCGAAATCAGCCTGACCGTTGAAAGTCTGTTCAATAGACTCCATTGCAAAGTTGGTGTGACGTTTGTAAGATACTTTCCAGAAAGTAATCTGAGGGTTTCCCGTCAGATAAACATCCTGGGCGCCATAGGCTACAAGTTGCATTAATCCTCCTGCCATTTTATGTTGTTATAATATTGCTAAAGAAAAAAATTTTACGTTTATGATTTAATTAAATTAATTTATTTAATTAAATTCGATATATTGAAAATACTCAAATACTTATCGGAAACCCTTGCATTCAAAAATACCTAAACAAAAAAAATAATATCCTCAGAAAAAGTGTTGAAAAAAGTAATAAATCGTTAAAAATCATTATAATGTAAAATTATCTAATAAAAAATCTTTCAAATAACCTGCTTGATAAACGTGCTTGTCGCCCTTGTGTCTTTTTGAACAGAAATATTTATTGCCTATCTTTTTCAATTTCCACTCATTTTCTAAAGCATTATATATAAAATTCCTTAAACAACCATCGGAAAATTTAATATTTGTTTTATGTTTATTTTCACATTTTTCGTTTGATAATTCTCCTTCATCTTCTTTTAGATGCTCTTCCAACCTTATTAGTTTTATTTTCACATGTCGTCCTGTATTTTTCTTCAAAATGTATTCCTTTTCTTTTTTATTTTTATCAAGAGTTTTATCATGATAATTTACATTTTTTTTGATTGTCCAATTATTTTCTAAATGTTTTATTAAAACACTCATTTTATGATATTCAACGTTGTCATTACTGTCATTGTAATTGTAGTTGTATTTGTCAATTGCAATTGCTGACCCACGAATTGTTGTAGTACACTTGTTCTTGTCTGCTTTATCGTCTCCCTTATTTCCCTTGTCTCCCTTGTCCGACATGAGATTATTTTGCCAAATTTATTTTTTTATTTTTTTAATTGTGTGGTTGTAAAAGTTATTTTGTTATGATTAAATGAGAAAATCTTACTTGACATTTGCCGATTTTAATAAATCATAACAAAATAAATGCTTTTCTTCTAAAATTTAGAAATCAGAAATAGATTTCGAAAAATAAAATATAATCGAAAAATAAAAAATTATAAAATTAAAACTAGAATAATATATATACAAATTTCTTATTAAAGTTTTTTAATATAATATTATATATCAAAATATTCATAATATTATTTTTTTGTAATTTTATTTTTAATGCCATCGTTTAAATATAAAACAAATAAAAAAATCATAGTAGATGATAAAAGTATTACCACTCTAGATAACCGACACAGAGAAATGCAGCTATATTTCTCGAATGTCGAAAATGTTATCATTCCCAGTCTTTTAAATGAAAAAAAAAAAATACAAAAAACTTTATCTGAAAAACATGATTGCGAAGCTGATGTCAATGCAGTCAATGCAATTGAGACCAGTGGAATAAAAAATGAAAATAAAAGCAAGATTCCAATTGAAAAACAACTTGAAATAAAAGACCGACTGGCTGAAATTAAAACTGAACTCCGCACTCACAAAAATAATATAAAACAATACTATTTGAATAACTCCAAATACATTTTCGATTATTTTGAAAATAAAAAGGAAATCTCGAATGGAAATAATAAAACGAAAATTTTAAATTCATTTTTTAAAATCGATACTACCACAGAACGTGTGAATGAACTGACATCAATGAACGATAATAATGTAAAAAAATTTTTATCAAATATTGATCAGTCATTTATCAACGTGAATGATTTCGTATTTCAGACCGGGACTTGCCAGCATTGCAAAAGCGGCGAACTTATTCCGGTGGAGCATGAAGGCATTCTCGTGTGCAACAACTGTTCCAAATATGTTGTATACTTGATTGAAAATGAAAAACCGTCATACAAAGAGCCGCCCAAAGAGGCGTGTTTTTATGCGTACAAGCGCATTAATCATTTTAAAGAAATTATGGCACAGTTTCAAGCGAAAGAAACTACACAAATTCCACCAGAAGTTATTGAGAATATCAAATTACAAATTAAAAAGGAGAGAATAAGTCTCTCCAAGTTTACAAATTCAAAAGCAAAAGATATTCTAAAAAAACTAGGTTACAATAAATTTTATGAACACATTCCTTTCATAAAAGATAAACTCGGAATTAAACCGCCGACAATGACGCCCAATTTGGAAGAGCTGTTATGCAATCTCTTTATGGAAATACAAGGACCTTATGCCAAATTTTGCCCGGACGACCGTGTCAATTTTTTAAACTATTATTACACCATTTATAAACTGTGCGAATTAATTGGACAAACGCAATTCCTTCCGTATTTTCCCCTGCTTAAAGACAGAGAGAAACAAATAGAGCAAGATGAAATATGGAAAAAAATATGTTTTGAACTCAATTGGGAGTTTATACCGACTCAATAGCGAAACTAAGAATGAAAAGTAAAGTATTTGTTAAAAGTATTTTCTGCATATAACAATATAATAATTAATTACGTAATAATATTAAATATACTTTTTGATATATTTAATATTATTATTAATTTATCAATATTATTACTTTTATACAAATAACTTGGACATTATTATGAATATGAACACAAATCCAAATACAAATACAAAAATTAATACAACAAATATAATCAACACAAGTACAATAACTGCAACGACTTCAAATTCTGAAACAAAAAAATTAAAAATACACTGTGACATTATAGAGAAATTAGATTACTTTATAAAACAAAAAAAAATTCCCAATATTATTTTTCACGGTGCATCCGGGTGTGGAAAAAATGTTCTTGTAACTGATTTTATTAATAATGTGTACAATGGAAATAAATTAGCAATACATAATTATGTCATGAGTGTAAACTGTGCTCACGGAAAAGGCATTCGTTTTATTCGAGAAGAATTAAAATTTTTTTCAAAAACAAATGTTGATTTGAAAGATGGGGACATATTTAAAACGGTCGTCCTTTTAAATGCAGACAAACTTACAACTGACGCTCAATCCGCTTTAAGACGCTGCATTGAACTTTTTAGTCGTTCTACACGTTTTTTTATCATTGTTGAAGATAAATATAAATTACTTAAACCAATCTTATCAAGATTTTGCGAAATATATGTTCCAGAACCTATTATAAATAACTGTGTAACAAATTTGCACACATATAACTTGAATAACATCTATAATTTTAAAGATGCTGATACAACCCGTAAATTACATTTAAAAACCCTTTTAACCGGAATAATAAAAAAGTATGATGATGCTTGCCTGGAAGTAGAACCGTCACTGTTGCCACCCAATCAACTTCAAACCAAAAAGCAACGTGTCATTTCAGAATGCATGTTGTTGGTTAAAAAATTATATAATAAGGCATTTTGCAGTGTCGATTTGCTTTATTATATTGAGCATAACTCTAAAATCGATGACCTTAAAAAATACGAATATTTAATTACATTTCAAAAAATAAAGAGAGAATTTAGAAATGAAAATTTATTAATGTTATTTATTTTGTATTTTTTAATATTTCGTAGCGATTTAACTTTAGAAAATATATCGTTCATGTAAAGCAATATTAATTAACATTTTCTGCATTTCTGTAAATGGACGATTTTGTGCTTGGAAATTTGCAAGAGTCGCGAAATGAGTTTTGCGCACGTCTTATCAACATCTTAACACCACACGTCATATTTGGTTTAAAATCTATTTTTGATGAAGCATGGAGACTCTGTATTGATAATGACGAGGTGCCAAAATACTTGATGACATTTCAAAACTTTTTGATGCGTGTCCCGAAATGGAACGCCGCAATTATAGAACAAGAGGCGACGCGCATTGTGGAACGAAGTGGTTGTGGTCACATTGAAGAACTAATTACGTGTGTCCACATTGTTCAGCTTAAAATGCTCACATGCATGCGAGCTGGGAGTAAACAAAAAAAAATCGACATCGCTATACCAAAATTATCTGACTTTATTCACAAGGTTTACATTAATTCCGCAAGAAAAGTGTATTCAAATGTATTTTTATTTGAAAAAAGCAAACAGCATTTGCAAGTCCAAAAACATAACCGTCAGCTCGAGCTCATCGTAAAAGAATGCATTCTCAACACGGTGCGCGAAAGTATCCCAATAGAGCATCTGTTGAAGGTCTACATGGAGGATGAATTCATCGAAGAAGACACCGAAGTGGTTGACACGGAAGAAATAATATCACAGGACCCGGTAATTGAAGAAGAAGAAGAACAAGAACTGCAACAAGAGCAACAACAAGAAGCTGCCGCCATCGTTGCGGAAGCGGAAGAGAACGTGACAAAGCGGCAAACAATTACATTTGATGACATTGACAGAGTAAGAGTTTTAGGTTCTGATTCAGAACAACACGCAGAAGAATTTGTAAATGCTCCGAAAACTTTAGAGAGATTAGAAGAAATAAGCATTCGAAATTTTGCAAAACGTAAAGAAGAGGAAGATGGTTATGATGATGACGATGAGACCGACGACACGCTGCGCATCGGTGACCCTGTAAGTCTTGGAGATTTAGATGTTGATGAATTTTCATTTGATTCGTAAAAAAAGTAATTAATATATGAATTTATAGAGTATAAAAGAAAAAAATGGATAATATATTTGTAGTTGGTTGTGTTATATCTACCGTCTTTTTTTTAGCAAAGTTTTTAGAAATGCGATTTTCTGTTGAAGAACCTAGACCTCTTAAATACTTGATGCGCGACACTGTGGTTGTTTACGCCAGCTGCATTATTGGTTACTATTTGCTCTTACAATTTCAGTCAGAAGTTTCAAGCGGCGGTGGTTCTATCGAAGTATTTACCGATAATCCAGGTTTCTAGTTCAAATGGATATTTTCACCCCCTTAATTCACGTTGTTTAAAGCGTTGAACAGTTTAAGTTTTAATTTTGTAGCATTTTCATTAAAACTTAGAATTCGAGCATTATTTGTGTGGTATACTGAGCCAACCTTGTCATTCATCATTATCAACTTGTAGTTTTCATTTTTCCAATCCGTGAAAGCCCGTAGTAATTTTTTAAAAATCTTGTTGACAAACTGAACCGACAATTCTTCATCTGTCAACTTCGTCCAGTTTTTAGAAATATAGATCAAAATATCGCTTTTTGACCCTTTAATTGAACAAATTGGCACGTGCTCAAATGATTTTCTTTTTAAATCATCCACAACGAAACTGCACGCCCAATCACAAATGTCCTTTGAATTAAATAGCTTTTCCAAGTCTTCGCTTGTTATTTCCAGCGCGTCTACCCATTCTACAAAATCGCAAATGCAACCACGTTTTAACTGCTGTTGTTGTTGCGACTGTTGTTGTTGCGACTGTTGTTGTTGCGACTGTTGTTGTTGCGACTGTTGTTGTTGCGACTGTTTAATAAAATTCTCAAAATGTGTTTTTAAAACCATCAGCTCTTTTTTTAGATTCGAAATGTCATATTTCAAATTATTTATTTCCACGTCGCGCGCGTGCTCTTTTTCATCACTTTGCACATTTGGAGCAACTGACATAGTCGGCGGTAGTGGCAGTAAAAGCGGTGGAACAAGCTCGGGTTTCGGTCTTGGTATTATTTTAATCCTTTTCATAATACAACATATATGAATAGCTAATATAATAAAAATACAATACACCGATTTAAAATCAATTTAATACAAATCAAACGTGTAAAATAAAATATATTATTATATTATTTATATTATTTCGTAACACTGTTTTATAACAATGAATAACTTGGCATTAGTTATTATATTTTTCATCGTCTTTGTTATTTTAGAAGCACTTGTTTATTATATATATAAAAATAAACAAATAATAAAAGAATCATTCGTTGAATCGTATCAAGGTTCGGACGTAAACTATGAAAGTTGCATAAAAGATGGATACCCACAAACATGGTGTTTAAGCATTCAAGACCCGTACAGCATTGCAAACCCTGATTCCACTTTGGATCAATGTGTTGATAAACCTAGAAAAATGTGAAACATTAGAGAGAAGAGAGAATAAATCGTTATAAAATATAATAAAACAATATAAACCAATTATTCATATATTATAAAGAATTATAAAAAATAAATAAAATGAAAAAAAAAATGATTAATGCCGTTACATCTTCTCATTCAGAACCTATTTGTACAACAATAACTGTTTCTGTAAAAGAAAACGAAATTAACACTATTGTCGATTCCGAGACCAATGTTGATGTCGAGGTTGAGACCAGTCTCACAACTGATACTGTTGTTGCTGTTGAAAATGCAGAACCGCCAGTAGTTGAAAAAAAAAAGAGGGGAAGGAAAAAACTTATTAAACCAGATTTGTTAAATAATACAAATGCGCTTA